TAAGTTTGCCTTTGATAATCCAATTTAGCCGATTGGCTTCTTTACGTACTTCTGGTGAACACATTAGCTTCTCCTTGTTACATACGTATTTACATTATAACAAGATGTTGGCGCTAACGTTGGTGGTTTATAAGTCATTGATTTTACTAGAGATTTTTCTCTAATGATTTCAATAGGTTATCCAATTACAAATGTATAGCCTGTACCGCCTGCAACTGATAATGTTAACTCTTCTTCAAGTTTTTCCATTTCTTGTTGTGCCTCTGATTTGAGATCGTTGCCATTTAATGTCGATCCACCTTGTGGTCCTGCAATGGTAGAGAATTTACTACGTGCTTCGCCGAGCATAAACTTACACGTTGCTAAAGTGTAATCCTTAAGCCATTGATTTGCAAGATAATCATCTAATAATTGACTATCAGGACGATAATTATATGCATATAACATTAATGTTTCGTTTGATCTAGGACGCTGTAACAATGTTATTTTTTTAGTAGTGTTATTCCATTTAAATTCAATAAAGCTACCGAACATGCGTCCTACCATTTCTTGGTATTGACTAAACATATCATATGTTGCTAGGCCGCCCATGTTTGAACTTGACAGTAAGTATGTATTTGTATATGCCATATTGAACGGTTCAAATATAGTGCCGCCGTCGCCGCCACCTGTGCGTGATCCAACACTTCTACGGAAAATTTGACGGACTTCCATTACTTCTTTTGGTAATGTATACTCGTTTATATCTTTTTCTGTTTCCATAAACAAATAACTTTCTTCAACTGAATGTTCTGTTCGTTGTCTGTATTTGCTTAGACTTTTTGCTAATGCTGTCTTATAATGAACGGGATCTAATTCAACATCAACCATGCCGCCGCCTAACATTGCGTAGATATAATCAAATACTTCTTGTTCTTGTGTTGCTAATTCGTTTGCCATTTATAATGTTCTCCGTTACTATATTTATCGCATAAATATGTATATGCCAAGATTAAGTTTATATAAACCAGAGCGTGGTAATGATTATGAATTTCTAGATAAACAAATTCTAGAAATGTTCACTATTGGCGGCACTGATATACATATTTATAAGTATATTGGCACCGACGACGGTACAACGGTCAAAGATCATACGCAAATACAAGATATGATGTTTCTCGAAAACCGAGATAGGTCTTACGACCCTGATATTTACAAACTACGTGGAATATACAGTGTTCAAGATATTGATTTTGATTTAAGTCAATTTGGATTATTCTTAAGCAATGATACATTGTTTATGACTATTCATATTCGAGATTCTGTAAAAATGATCGGTAGAAAAATTATGTCAGGTGACGTATTCGAATTGCCGCATTTAAAAGACGAGTATGCCGAAAACGATCACACACTTGCACTTAAACGATTTTATGTAGTTGAAGATGTAACTCGTGCAGCAGATGGTTATAGTCAAACATGGTGGCCGCACTTATATAGAGTTAAGCTAAAACAAATATACGATGGTCAAGAATTTAAAGATATATTAGATTTGCCTGCAAACGAAGAAGCTCCTGGTGATACAACTTTAAGAGACTTGTTATCTACTTACGAAAAAGAAATGCAAGTTAATAATGCTGTTATTTCTGAAGCAGTAATTGAAACTGAAAAAAGTGGGTATGACGTAAGTCATTATTTTACAGTTAATGTAGACGATACCGGATTAGTAGAATTAACTTCTGTTAAAGACTCTAGCGGGTTTAGCGTTATGGCTCCACCGGAAAAAACAGGGTATCAAGGTTATATTATAGGTGATAGAATGTCACCCAATGGCGATGTGTTTGGTTTTGGAATAGCATTTCCTGATAGTCCTGATACAAACGATTATTTTTTACGCACAGATTTCTTACCAAATAGATTATTTCAATATAAAAATAATAAATGGAACAAAGTTTATGACATTAGACGTGCAGAACTTTATGGTTCTACATTAACTAATACACAAAAAGGCAACTTTATTAATAACACAAGTACTAATACAATAGGCGGTGACGTTGTTAATGAAAGACAAGGACTGTCAAAAGTACTTAGACCTAAGGCGGACAACTAATGCAACATTTTTATGATGGCCAAATAAGACGGTATTTAACACAAATTGTAAGAGTGTTTGGGCAATTTAGTGTTCAAGACGGAAAAGGTAATTTAACACAAGTTCCAGTAACATATGGCGACCTAACTAGACAGGTTGGTAGTATACTGCGAGACAACTCAGAAAATAAAATTCCAAGTGCTCCGCGAATGGCAGTTTATATTACTGGCCTAGAAATGGATACAACACGACTTGCTGATAGCAGTTATGTTAATAAACTTAATATTAGAGAACGTGCGTTAAACGCTGCTGGAGATGAGTATTTAAATTCTTCTGGTAAAAACTACACCATTGAACGTTTGATGCCTACTCCGTATATCCTTACAGTTAATGTGGATATTTGGACAACAAATACAGATCAAAAATTACAAATACTTGAACAAATTGCAATGTTATTCAACCCAAGTTTAGAAATTCAAACTTCAGATAATTATGTTGATTGGACGAGTTTAAGCGTATTAAATGTAGATAACATAAATTGGAGTAGTAGAAGTATTCCAACTGGAACTGAATCAGAAATTGATGTAGCTTCTGTAAGTTTAAAAACTCCAATATTTATTAGTCCTCCTGCTAAAGTTAAAAAGCTAGGTGTTATTACAAATATTATTACAGCAGTGTTTGCCGACTCTGGATTAGAAGTAAACATAGACGAAGATGCATATGCTCAAAGCTTTATTAAACAGAAATTAATCGACGGTGACGAAACTACTGTTAATATACCAAATACATCAGGACCTAATGTAGCACTAGGCAACGAAGATGCATTAGTTCTTACATCTTATCAAAATTATGATCTTGTAATAATTGACGGTGTTGCTAAATTAATGAAAAATGGAATTATTAATAATGCAAATTGGACAGCCTGGTTGATTGCCCAGCCGTTTACTTTTGAGCCTGGCATTACTGAACTTAGATTGCAACGTTATAACGGTCTTGAAATTGTTGGCACTATTACTGTTAATCCGGCAGATGAGACAGAATTAGTCGTAGTAGTTGACAATGAAACATTGCCAGACGATTCTATAATATCAGGACCAAATGCTGATAGAACAACAATTGATTATATTATTGATCCAATAAGATTTGATCCAAGAACTATTCAAGACTCATCATCTAATACGCGACTGCTATTATTAGGTAATATTGGCTCTGTTTTAAATACTGACGGAGCAGAAGCCTGGAAAAATAGTGACAACACCGACTTTGTTGCTGGCGAAAATGATATCATTGAATGGGACGGTCTTAACTGGCACATTGTATTTGATTCTAGTAAAGTAGAAAATGCAACTTTTGTTACAAATCTAAATACACAAACACAATACAAATGGAACGGGTCTGAATGGATACTTTCGTTTGAAGGTGAATATCCAAACGGTACCTGGAGAATTGCATACTAAGATAATTATTAGTATGGACACTAAAATTGTATGTAGCGGAGCGTTGTTTTATGCGCTTGACACCCAAAGACTATTATTCTTACACCGTGCGAGTAGCAAACGTAATAACGTTTGGGGACTTGTAGGCGGAACCAACGAAGGTGAAGAAACTCCCTGGGAAGGTCTAAGTAGAGAAATTACTGAAGAAATTGGTGAAGTAATAATAAAGAAAACTATTCCTTTAGAAACATTTATATCAAACGATAGTAAGTTTCATTTTCATACATATTTGTGTATTATTAATCACGAATTTATACCTAATTTAAATAGTGAACATGACGGATATGCTTGGGCTACATTTAATAAGTGGCCAAAGCCGCTACATTATGGACTACAAAATACATTAAATAAAAAAGTTAATCTTTCGAAACTAAAAACTGTATTTGAAGTAATAAATTTACTTGACTAAAATGTTATTTTCGTATATAATAGTAATATGAAAGTCTTAATAATCGGCGACGTAATAATTGACAAATATATCTATGGCACATCAGACCGTCTAAGTCCCGAAGCACCTGTTCCGGTAGTTAAATATCAACGCGAAGTTGAAACACTAGGCGGTGCTGGGCTAGTTTACGAAAACTTAAAAAGCCTAGGTATTGATACAACACTACTACAAACTAAACAACCTAGCAGTATTAAAACTCGAGTAATTTGTGACGGACATTATATTACACGAATTGACGATGACAAACATGCAGACGGCGCAGTAGTTTTAGATATTGTAAAAGCAAACGATTTTTCGCAATACGCATATGTAATTCTCAGTGATTATAACAAAGGCGTATTGGATAATGCACAAGCAATTATTACACATTTAAATAGTCAAGGATGCAGAGTTATTGTAGATCCTAAACGCGACACATCTTGTTATAAAGATGCCTGGTTGGTAAAACCTAATAATAGCGAATTTACTAAGTTTGGATTTAATGACTGGCCTGGAAATATTATTACTACTAATGCAGGCGATGATGTTATTGCCAATATAGATGGAAATAATTATACTGTTGCTGTAGATCCTATAGAAGTATCAGATGTAACAGGAGCAGGTGATTGCTTTTTAGCAGCATTTGTATATGGACTGTCTAAAGGGTATGATTACCCTTATTGTTTAGAACTTGCTATTAA